CTAGGTATCGGCACCCTAGCAGTCTGGGGATATCAAAAAATTAAAGAAAATAAAAATCACAATCCATAACTTTTGTAAAAATTGTATCACATTTTACAAAATTAGTTGCCTAGATAGTAGGTAAGGTCTACAATGACCACACGTTCATCCCATTCGCCATTTGCGAATAGCGAATAGGACGCAAGTAAGTCGCGGAACGGAGCGTTCATCCTATGCTTTCATTAGCACTCATCTTTTTTAGTCATGTCCCAGTGGAGAATTATCTTCGCTGTGATGACTTTAATTGGTTGAGACAAGGATTGGAAGAGACAACTCTTTTCACTCCCTTTGAGAAATCTGATATTCTAATCCATTGGATGGAACATACAGACCCTCAATGCTTTGAAACACAGGACGCAAACGACTGAAGGAACGGGAGATTAATTTCACCCATTTTTTCAGGTAACGACAAATGAACACACTCAATCTCATTCGTAATCAGATCAAGAAAGCAGCAGCTCTTCATGATGCTCAAATTGCTGTAACATCATATCGTGGTGTTAAGTATGAGTGTCAAGAAGGTGTTGACGAAGTACACGGTACTTTTTGCTATCGCGGCCACACTTATAATAAGTGAGATCATCATGTTAGCATTACAAGTAGCGGGTTTCGGTACTCTTTTTAGTGCAGCATTTATTGGTTTGATTTACGGGGAAATCCTCCTGTTAAACAGGAGGTAAAATGGAAAACTATGTCTATCATCATGATGACATGGATAAAGGTAACCGACCACCATCGTGTTATCAACTCAAATATAGAGGAGTAACATACTGGTCTTGTTATCGGATTCACTTGCGAGATTGGTTAGATGAAAAATATTCATCTCCAGCATACTCAACTAAGAGAGGTCTATGACCTCTCTTTTTTTTGTAGGTATATTTACGGATTTACATTTTCTTTGGGATCATGTATATTAACCATGTGGTCAGGAGAATATTATGTAAGAAAATTTCTTTTTATTATGATCTAACAGTCTTGTAAATTTGGAGGAACCGTAATGAAAAATTTGGTATCATATAATCAGTTAGACGAATGGAGACATTTCGAAAGAACAGTTGATGAATTGGAGATGGAACTTGATCTAATTAATGATTACTATGAGTGCCTAATTGAATGTGACGACGACCAAGCAACGTGCAAACGAATTTGCAGGAGGATACTGTCCACCTAAAACTATATTACGGGGGGTTGACTGCCCCCCTTTTTTTGTGTAAAATTAGATATGAATGCACATAAGTATGGACAAAGAAAAACTCAAACTTATTGTAAAAAATCTCAAATCACTTGTAGAAGTTTTGGAATCTGAAGTGTACTCTGATACTCGGAGATATTTGGATTCATCTCTACATGATTATGATGAAATTTTTGAAGACGACGACGGCTACCCTGACTGAGAATTAAATGACTGTTAAACTTGTTTCTATTACTCCTGATGCTGAAGCGACGATGGGATACGTTGCTCGTGTCAGTAATCCCGCAAACCAAGAAAATCCTAACGTTGCGGGTCTTCTAAAGTATTGCATCAAACACAATCACTGGAGTGTCTTTGAACAGTCGTTCATGACGCTTGAGATTGAGACCACCCGTGCAATTGCGGCCCAGATTTTGCGTCACCGTTCATTTACGTATCAAGAGTTTTCGCAACGTTATGCTGATTCTTCCCTACTCGCGGAGAAGATCCCTCTCCCAGAACTTCGTCGTCAAGACACCAAGAATCGTCAGAACAGTATTGATGACTTGGATCCGTTCATGGTTCAAAAATTAGAGATGCAGATGCAAACTCTATTTGATTCTTCCATGGCTCTGTACCAACAGATGCTTGAGTCTGGTGTTGCAAAAGAGTGTGCTCGTAATGTATTACCTCTCTGTACGCCGACTCGTATCTACATGAGTGGCTCTTGTCGTTCCTGGATCCATTACATCAATCTGCGTTCTGCTAATGGAACTCAGAAGGAACACATGGACATCGCAAATGCTTGTAAGGAAGTATTCAAAGAACAGTTCCCTGTTGTTGCAGAAGCTTTGGAATGGTGATATATAAAATGTCTTCCAAGAGGTGAGAATGTACTATCAAACAAAGGCAGTATCTAAAGATAATTGTTGGACATCATGCACAATAAAAGATGTAACCGAAGATAATAATTATATTGTAGAATATACCGAATCTGGAGAAATCAAAACCATAGTAATTTCTCCAGAACAAATTCAAAACTTAGAATATTCTGAACTTGATATCAGTCAATAATATGTCGGTTACAATAATAACTGCTTGTAGAAATAGAAGAAAACCTTTAATGATTTCTTTAGCTTCGTGGATTATACAAGACGAAGTTAAAGAAATTATCATAACTGATTGGAATTCTGATGAACCAATAGATGATTTAGTTCGGTTGAGTCCGAAAATAAAAATTATTACGGTGAAGGATGAACCTTACTTTAATCAACCTCAACCACTAAATCTTGCTGCATCTCTTGCCAATACTGAGTATCTTTTAAAATTAGACTGCGATCATGTCTTAAATCCCTATTGGAACTTCTTCGATCATCATCCAATTGAAGAAGATTCTTTTGTATCTGGTTGTAGTAATAACATAGGTCAAAAAACTATGGATGCATATTTCCTCTATCCTCTTTGGGGACTTTTATATGTAAACACTAAAGTATTCAAAGAAGTTGGTGGTTACAACGAAAAGATGGGTAAGTATTATGCAGTAGAAGATGATGAGTTGTGTATGAGACTAATATCATATGGACTTAAACCAAAATTTATAGATTTGCAGAGATTGACTGCTTTACACATTGCCCATTCAGATAAAAATAGAGTAGAGAATTTTGAATCTTTTGAAGACTTAAACAAAGTTTTAGAGACTAAAAAAAATTTGGATGGAGATAAGTTTTACACTTATATGGCTCAATTGTGTAGGAACAAAAATCACAAAGAACATCCAATTATATCTAAGATGATTAATATGTTCAAAGAAAGTTCAGAGTCTGGAGAATTATCTATAAAAAGTTTAGAACTTATTATGAATGTTGATTGGTTATGTAAACCAATTCACAACTGGGATATTATTCAACTAACTAACCAAACATATAAAGCTGTTAAATTATGAGTGTTTCAGTAATATCTGCATGTGGTAATAGGGGTCGTGCTCTATCAGTATCTATTTCTTCATGGATTCAATTTGATGAAATAGATGAAATAATAGTAACAGACTGGAGTTCTCGTGAACCCATATCACATTTGACTGAGTTGGATAAAAGAATTAAAGTAGTTACGGTTCCAAATGAACAATACTTTAATCAACCCCAACCACTCAATTTAGCGGCTTCATTAACAAAAAACGAATATATTTTAAAATTGGATTCCGATACAATAATGAATCCATATCACAATTTTTTCGATCATCATAAAATTGATGAAACTACTTTTTTGACTGGTACAGATGAATCTTGGAGTTTTGATGATCCTTTGAGACCAAGATCAAAGATGCAAAATTTTCAAAAATACTTATATTACAAAGCTCTTTGGGGTACTGTTTATATAACCAGAGAAAACTACTTTAAAGTTGGTGGATATAATGAAAACATGTGTTATTTCGCTGCGTGGGAAGATACTGAAATATATGAAAGACTTCTGCGTTTAGGATTAAAACATATTGAAATTAAGTTTGAGGAAAAAACTTTATTCTCTCTACCTCATGAAGCTAAAAAAAGAGTGGAAGAGTTTCAAGCTTACAGTGAAAAAAATGACGTAGATATAGTACGAAACCACATTAAAGAATATAATAACGTTGAAGATGAAAACATAGTACACAAACTAGTCTTAGAGAGACACAATAGAGCAAATCACAAAAAATATAAACTTAAAGAAAATAGTAGTTATTATATTGAACCTGTGGTAAAATGGGACATACAACAGGTGTCTGACCAACATTATGTTGCTCATAAAATTATCCAATAAATAAGAATATGTTGAATTCGTAACTAATGGCGACTTATCCTGTTATTAACAAGACCACTGGTGAACAGAAAGAAGTGACAATGAGTGTTCACGACTGGGATCAGTGGAAGATCAATAATCCAGACTGGGACAGAGATTGGAGCGATCCATCAACTTGCCCTAGTGCTGGTGAAGTGGGCGAGTGGCAAGACAGACTCATTCAAAGAAATCCAGGCTGGAATGATGTTCTCCACAAAGCCTCTAAAGCACCTGGTTCTAAAGTAAAGAAGATCTAGTATGCCCGCAAGAAAGAGAAAAAATGACTCTGCCAGTGGAATTGGTAGTATGAGTGCAAAACAAATGAGGAGGAAGAAACCCATCAACACAGATATGATGGTTGACATCCAACCCATGACTGAGAATCAAACTAAATTCTTTGATGAATATAAAAAAGGCAAAAATCTCTTTTCTTATGGTGCTGCTGGTACGGGTAAAACTTTCATTGCTTTGTATCACGCACTAAGAGATGTTCTTGACGATAGAACTCCATATGAGAAAGTTTATATCGTAAGGTCTCTTGTTTCAACTCGTGAGATTGGTTTCCTTCCTGGAGATCACGAGGATAAAGCCGCACTTTATCAAATTCCTTATAAGAACATGGTTAAGTACATGTTCGAACTTGCTTCAGATTCTGACTTTGAAATGTTATATGCAAATCTCAAAGCACAAGAAACCATCTCATTCTGGTCTACTAGTTTTATTCGTGGTACTACACTCGACAATGCAATTGTTTTGATCGATGAGATGCAAAACTTGAACTTTCACGAACTTGATAGTATAATTACACGTATTGGTGAAAATAGTAAGATTGTATTCTGTGGTGATGCCACTCAAACAGACTTACAAAAATCTCATGAAAAAAATGGGATTCTAGATTTTATGAAAATTATTCGTGCAATGGAGTATGATTTCTCTACTGTAGAATTTGGAGTTGATGACATTGTTCGTTCTGGACTTGTTAAAAACTACATTGTTACTAAATTGGCTTTAGGTATGTAATGTTTGTACACTTAGATTATTTGAAAGAAGAAGTTGACTTACAAGCAGAAATGATTGAAGGGACTCGTTTTTATCGAGTTCCTTCTGGTAAGATGTATCCCTCAATTACTTCTATTACTAGTTTTTATGGCCGTCAAAAGTTTATCGATTGGCGTAAAAAAGTTGGTGAGGAAGAAGCTAATAAGATCACAAAAGTAGCCACGGAAAGGGGTACAAGGTTTCATGATCTTGTTGAGAAATATATGCTCAATGAAAACGTTGATGATCATAAACCACTCCCCACGACAAAATCATTATTTCTTGCGGCCAAGCCATATCTTGATCGTATAAATAACATACATGCTTTAGAAAAGTCACTTTATAGTGACTACTTAGGACTTGCGGGTCGAGTAGATTGTATTGCGGAATACGAAGGGGAGCTCGCAATTATTGACTTCAAGACTTCAAAGAAGATTAAACCAGAGGAATGGATTGAAAACTACTTTGTTCAAGAAGTAGCCTACGCTTGCATGTATTACGAAATGACTGGAATTGCAGTTAAAAAATTGATTACCATAATGGTAGCTGATAATGGAGAATGTTTTGTCTATGAAAAACGTAACAAGGATTACTATATTAAACTTCTTACCAAGTACATCAGAGAGTTCGTCTCTCATCACACAGAAAACTAAACCTATGCAAAAAAATACTGAAGACGTAAATTCACTAATAAAAGATAAATTTCTCTGTCAGTCAAAATTCGCACAGGACATCGAAAATCTCGTTATGACTTCAAAAATTAATTATATTGAAGCGATTGTAACTTATTGTGAAGAAAATGGTATTGAGTTTGAATCAGTTTCTAAACTAATCTCAAAACCACTGAAAGAAAAACTTAAGTATGAAGCAACTCAACTTAACTTTCTTAAAAAAACAAGTCGTGCTAAATTAATGTTCTGATGACGCCAATCGAGGTATACAAAACGTACCTGGCATTCAAGAATCATTTCACTAAACCAAACTACGACTACTTTCAATATTGCGGGAAGTCTAGAGCTTCAAAAGAATCGTTCAACAAGAGGAAAGATCGTTACTTCTTTGAACGAATGTCTCGTCAGAAATCTGATAACGAAATCAAACAATACTTCCTTGCCAACTTTGTAGAATGTGATGATCCATCTAAACTTTGGATCGGTGAAATTATTCAGTCGGGTGAACAAAATTATTCTAACTGGCTAAAGAGATCCCAAAGTCTCTCATATCTTTTTAAAACAGAATCTGAAGTATTTTTACATAAAGATACTTTTGATTCTTTATTTGAGGTAAACGGATCTTCTCATCCAGAAATTTTAAAAAAGTATTTGCAAAATGCAATATCCATAGAGACTTTTGTAATTATGGATATGATTTTAAATTTTTCCAAAAAATTTGATAAAAATTTAATAGATCCGGTGTGGGAATCCGTCAGTCTTCGTATAAAGAAATACAAGTCGTTCCTAAATATTGATAAGGAAAAATACACCAAAACCCTGAAGGAGATTGTATTGTGAATATTTACTCTGAAATGGAGGAACTCAAAGAGATTGTAGAAAATCTCAGAGAGTTTGTATATACTAATGATTCCGATATGGAAACAACATTATATTATACTTCTACTGGTGACCAAACTTTTCTTGAACTTTTTGAACAAGTTGTTATTAACCATGAAGATAAGGAAAAGTATGTAATTATACTAAAAAATCTTTTTATCAAAGCTAAAGATTTTTATTCTAGACTACTGGAAAATGAATATGATCCAACATGCATAGAATTTTCTATGGCTATGGAGGATTCTGCTAGGTTCTTGGGATTTTCTGATGATAGTGGAAAAAATTTGTTTTCGAAATTAGAAACTACTATAGAACATTTAGAAAAATAGGAGATTAAGTTGTGAGTGGATTTTTTCAATCCGAAATAGTAAGAGAAGCCATCAAAGAGATGGAACAACTGCAACAACAAATCATAGAAGAAACTTTCAAAGCTCCTATGATGAACAAGGAACAGAAAAAAGAACATGTTGAGTTGATGAGAACTTTTCTTGAGAAACAAAAAAACTTATACTTCCGTGTTTCACTTTCCGATGATCCCGAAGCACAAGAAATGAAACAAAGAATCCAAGATGCTGCAGAGTTTCTTGGATTCGAAGGAAACGACATTAACGAGTTGTTTTCAGAAATGGAAGAAACTTTAAATCGTCTAGACAAAATTGCAGGAATAGAGGATTAGACAATGACACCACACTACAAGATCACTTCACAGTATTGTTACCACAATGGTGAGATTGTAGATATGTATTTTATAAATGGAATTCCCTTTACATTTGATGATATTCCTGTAATAATGCAAGACGACCCATATGTCCAATGCGAAGCAAACAATAATTATTCTTATACATCGGATGATATGTATCGTTGGTCAAACTATCTGATCATGGAAGAGTGTCATCCACTTTTATTCGAGATGGAACTGGCAAATCCAGAGGAAATGCCACGAGACTAGGGCTTGACATCCCTTCTTGCACCTTGTAAGATAAAGTCGTCCCAAAGGCCAAATCCCAACAAATACGGAGAATACAAACATGTCTTTTGCTGATCTTAAGAAACAGTCCCGTGCTGGTTCGTTGACTGATAAACTGATCAAGAAAGTCGAAAAACTGAATAGTGGAGAAGGTGGTGCTGATGACCGCTTCTGGAAGCCTGAAGTCGATAAGGCTGGTAACGGTTATGCAGTGATCCGATTCCTTCCTGCGCCTGAAGGATGTGAACTTCCCTGGGCACAAGTCTGGAGCCATGCGTTCCAAGGCCCTGGTGGTTGGTATATTGAGAACTCCCTGACCACGATGGGTCAGAAGGATCCTGTGTCCGAACACAACCGTGTTCTGTGGAACAGTGGTTCTGATCGTGATAAGGAGACTGCTCGTAAACAGAAACGTAAACTGTCTTACTACGCAAACATCTACGTTGTTGCTGATCCTGCACACCCCGAGAATGAGGGTCGTGTGTTCCTCTACAAGTTCGGTAAGAAGATCTTTGACAAGATCACCGAAGCGATGCAACCTCAGTTTGCAGATGAAGAAGCCATCAACCCCTTTGACTTCTGGCAAGGTGCGAACTTCAAACTGAAGATTCGTAAGGTTGAAGGTTACTGGAACTATGACAAGTCTGAGTTCGATCGTGTCGAACCTCTGATGGATGATGATGATAAACTGGAGAAGATCTATAACAACCTGAACGATCTCAATGAGTTCAGTGACGCTAAGAACTTCAAGACCTATGAGGAACTGAAGAAGCGTCTAGACTACGTTCTGGGAGTCCGTGGCACGCCTAAGACTCAAGACCCTGAGGTAGTAGAAGAAGAACAACAATGGGAAGCCGAACGTCGTGGAGACTACTCTGAGAAGCGTTCTGCTCCTTCCTTTGAGATCTCTAAACCTTCTGCTCGTGTTGAGGAAGATGATGAGGATGCAGATGATGCACTGAGTTACTTCCAGAAACTCGCGGAGAGTTGATTGTGGGGGATGCACTTGACGCTTGGATGAATCTAAGTTACGGAGAAGGGTTTCTCTTCTCTCTCTGGATCATCGGGATGTACTACATTAAACTTAGGATGGACAAATACATCCGATAAACCAAAAGGAGGGGTTTTGCCCCTCCTTTTTTATATTCTAGCTATTTTTTCGTTATAAGTCTTTTTAAGTTTATCAGTAATATAATTTGGATCATCAACACTATATCTCATAATATTTCTTAGATCATCGATTACTACTGGCAAATAGTTTGGTTTTAAAATATACAGAAGTCTTTTATCTTCGTTTAATCTATTTTCAAATTCAAAATTGGTTATTGGTTTTGATAACACATTTCCCGGGACTTTAATTATACTACTTGTAGTTGGGTCTAAGTATTGAAATTCTTCTGTTATTTTCTCTTGCCATGATGTTCCATTCCATCTCCAAGTAGTTTGATTTTGCGTGTATAGATCATTTTGTTCTACACTCAGAACATCGTCTGGAGCACTAACAGTTACTGTTGGAGGTGTAACATAATTTGATCCATTTGTTACTACTCTTATACTAGATATTCCACTGTTAGCAACACTAACTTCTATAATTGCTGCCACTGATGTTGGAGCACTTTCAATAGTTACTGTAGGTGCAACTGTATATCCAAATCCAGCATTAGTGATATCAATTGAGGTAACTATTCCACTTGTTATAGATGCAATTCCAGTTGCAGTAACTGCTGTAAATGGAGCACCGATAGTAACTGTTGGTGGTAGTGTGTAACCTGCACCGACTTGGGTCACAGTAACACTGGTTACGGATCCGTTCGTAATTTGAGTAGTTCCCTTTGCAGTTGCATTAAGATTGTACTCAAAAACTTTGTCTATAGAACCACCAGATACAATCAATTTTTCTCTGTCTGACCTTATGAATACATCAGATGGAGATGAAAGACGATCACCAACGAAGAAAGATTTTACGAAAGATGCTGTACTTATATCCCATGCATCTAGATCAAATTCATATATACTCGAACTACCTTCACTTGTAGCGAACAATTTAGTACCATCGGAGTTAAAACCAAACCCTAAAATATCATTATCTCCAGTAGGTGATGTTACATTAAATGTATTAACTGGAGTTACGTTGATTGTACTTATATCCCAATTAGTTCCCAAAGAGTATTCGTTTATTATGTCTGGATCTGAAAAATCTAAGACAAACAATCTACTTCCATCATCTTTAAATCTTAATCCACCAGGAGTTGCAAGGGTAATTTCATTTAGTTTGGATGCAGTAGATAAGTCCCAACTTGTGGATAGAGAATAACTAATAATTTTATAGTTTACTCCAGCACCACCACTAACATACATTCTTGTACCATCTGGCTTAAACTCAACTCCCGTTGTGTAGTTAAAGTCTGCACTTACATCTAATTCATAAGTTAAAGATAGTGATGTCACATCCCAACCAGTGCTTAAAGTGTACTGTTTAATTTGATTTATTCCAGTAAAACTTGCTGTATATAATTCTGTTCCATCCGATTTAACGTAAAATCCTTCTACATCGTTTCCCACAGTTCCAGAAGATTCTGCGGCATATAAACCGAAAAGAACTACTGGAGATTGTTCAAAAGTTACAGAAGGTGCTGTTAGACCATAACCTATTCCTCCTACTAAATTTTCCAGACCATCTACCTTATCGATGTTTATACCTTGACCTAGAATGGAATCAACAGTTGCTTGTACAGATTGAATAGGGTCAGAAAATGTTACTGTAGGTGCAGTGAGATATCCTTCTCCACCAGATAAATTGGTAACACTAGTTACTGCAAAATCACTTATTGTAGAATCTGCGGAAGCATTAGATGAAGGATCTGGTGGACTTAGTGTTACTGTAGGTTTTGTATCATATCCTAATCCAGCTTCACTTATAAGAATTGCAGAAATTGAGTTATTTACCCCACCCACTATTGGAGTTAATACAGCTTGAGTTCCTGGAACAAAGATTGGTGGGAATGTAATACCTGGGGGATTTTCTGTTATAGTCTGAAACTCTGGTGCATTATAGAAGGCTTCGTCTACTATTAACCCACCAGGAAAAACTATTCTACCAAAACTATCTTTTGTAGTTATTGTTTCGTAATGATGTATTTCCGTATATCTATCTTCGGATCCATACTTGTCTTCTAGGTATCTATTAAAACTATCTAAGTTTAATGGCCATTCATCCTGAAGATTTAAAATATTATTCGTTAATAAAATCACCCAGTCTAGTTCTGGATCTCCATATATTTTTTCCGCAACATCATCTGGACGTTCGTTTTCAGTTATAGAATAAAATTCAAATGCACCAGATATTGATGCAATGTCCTCTCTAATCTTA